TGCGACTACTGGAACATGACCTCATTGGTGGCCTGCGGGCCGAGGTTAGCCAGAATCCGGTCAACGGTGAACGCGCCACCCATGGGCTTGAGATCCACGGTGAACCGCGACCGGACCGCCTGCCCGGCGGTGTACTCGGCGTTGATGGCCCGGAACCCGGCCGCGGCCGGGGTGATGAGCCGGGTGTAGCCGTAGGTGAGTGTCGACCCCGAGGTGCCGGGGGTGACCGAGTCGTCCCAGACGATCTGATCCCACAACCACGAGTAGCGGCGGATGTTGTCGATCACCGCAAAGTCGACGTCGTTGAGGGTATTCACCGCCGCCTGGGCGAAAGTGATCGGCATGCTCTACTCCTGTTTGGTGGGGGAATCAGCCAGCGGGCTTGTAGTGCCTGCTGATGGCTTCCCGGAGGTTGGTGGCTCGTTGTGGTGCCGGCGTCCCACGCGACCCCTGAGACGGGTCGGGACGCGGTGCGCCCGCGCCAGCCGGCGCCTGGCCGGCGGTCTTGTACTTGCCGGGGTTCTTCTCCAAAGCCGCCTGGACCTTGGCTTCCAACGCTGTCGCGAAGTCCGCCGAGCGCGGGTCGGTGTCGACCAGATCGTCGAGGGTGTCGCGGAACGCGTTGGAGTCCAGCAGCGCCTCAGCATCGGCGCCGAGACGACTGGCGAGGCGGTGGATCTGAAGCTCCACGCCGGACACCCATGCGGCGGCCTGGGCCTGTTCGATCTGCGTGGTCAGCGCCGCCGGGTCAACCGGCTCGCCTTCCTTGCCGATGCCGAGCGCCTTCGCAACCTGCGCGAGGGTCTCCTGCCGGGCTTCGTCAGCCGCGGTCTGCTTGGCGGTGGTCCGCGACTTCGCAGCCTCCGCACGCGCCTCTCGGATCTGCTTTTGTGCCCACTCGGGCAGGGATGCCAGATCCTCTGCTGGTGGTGTCGGTGCGGCCTGCGGAGCTGCCGGGGCCGGCGGGGTGACGGGTTCTACCGGCGCGCCTGGCGCCGGTGCTGGCTGGGTCATACGGATGCCCTCCTGGGCGGGAATCAGCGCTCCTGGCGCTGTCTACTTCTTGCCGGACTTCGACGCCGTCACCGGCCGAACTTCGCGAGATTGAACCGGCCGATCGCCGTCAGATGCACTCCCCGTTTCGGAACCACATCATGGACCCGGATCTTCTTTCCGCTGAAGGTCCGCCGGACACCGGTGGTTTCCTGCCGCAGATCGCCGGACCTTCCGAGCCGGCGGGCGGTTTCGTGCAGCTCTCGTTTCGTGGCAGGGCGGGCCACGTGGTGACCGGTTCTGGCTCCGTTCGGGCGGGTTCCGGTGTGGACGAAATCGAACTGGGGACTGATGGCCCCCTCTTCCGCCTTGTTGCGCGGCTTGCGGCGACCGTGGACCAGGTCACCCGCATCCCGGATCTTGTTCTTCTCCGCGCGGCGGGCCCCGGCGGAGTCGCGGAGTTGAACGGCCGAGTCCGAGCGGTTGCCGACGGCGAGTTGCTGTCGCGTCGACTCGCGCCCAGTGTGCAGATGGGTGAACTTTCCATGCGATCCGCGCGGGTGCTTCGCCTCATCGAACACGCCGCGCGCGGAGTGACGCCCCACTACCGGGCCTTACTCATCAGCGACCGCGCCGACCGGTAGCCGGACTTCGGCGGCTTCCTGCGCGGCGGCAGCGTCTTCGACCGGCCGGCGAGTTCAGTGTTCTCGCCCCACCGCTTCGCCCAGGGTTTCTTCGTCGCAAAGGCCCATCTTTGCTGGGCGGCGCTGTCGAACGTGTGCGTCTTCGCCGACATGCCTCCCCCTCAGATGATGTAGCCGAAGCGCCTCAGCAGCCGCAGCGCCTCATCCCGGTCACCGGCCGCCTCTTGATAGATCTGCTCAGGCGTCAGCCGTATCCGCCGGTTTATGCCGCGCCTGGTGGTGGCTTCCATGGTGAGCTTCCGACCACCAGCCGTGTACATGCCCCGGCGGGCGTTGACGACCCGGCCAAGGTCCGAACCGTCGCGGATCGCCTGCGCACCCGCGCGCGTGAACCGCGAGTCCTGCTCCTGCTCCGGCATCGCATCGAACACGGCCCGCGGCGACTGCGGCTCGACCACCTCGGCCGCCGGCAGCATCACGCAGTCGCACTGCGGATGCCGCAGGAAACCGGAGCTGTAGGCGTACCAGCGGCCAGCCAGGAGCACACAGCGGGCACAGGACGGCAAGGTCAAGTATCGGATGTAGCCGTGCGCCCTACGGTCGTTGACGACGGCTACACCGGTCGCCGCGCGGGCGGCGTCCTGCGTCTCCGTCATGACGGTCCGGTCAAGGTGACGACCGCCGATCGTCAGCGCAACGTCGGGGTCCATGCCCTGGTCGACGAACGCCGCAACCTCGAAAGCCGGATAACTGAGCAACGTGTCCAACGGCCGGCCGTCGGCGGCCATCCCGGCGAACGCCGAGGCGACCACCCTGCCGGCAGGGTCCGGTGTGGCTTCCTGCCCGACCAGCGCGGCAGCCACATATGACTGCGCATCACGGGCCGCTTCAACCTGGATCGCGGTGAGTCCGGCGAGCATCGCCCGCCCAGCCCCACGATTCCAGGATGCCTGCGCACTGCGCGGGTCCACCGACGCCCACAGCCGCCGTGCCATGGACAGCGCCCGGCCGGCAAGCAGTTGCTGTCGAGCCCGCTGCAGGGCGGCCAACATCCCGACGGGCGCCGGGATCCCCGGCGGCAGGTCCACTACGGACGCCGGCCGCTCGGCGATCGGCCGAGTCACGGCGCCGCCGTGGCCGGAGTATTACCGTTCACCGCCGGTACGCCTGGCCGCGGCGACCCCGGGGCCTCGCTGGCCGCGGCGGGCGACAGCCGAGGCGCCCGCAGTTCCATCATCTCCGCCGCCGTCGGGATCTTCAGGGCAGCCGCGTCCGCGTCGTCGGCCTGCTCCATCCGGGCGATCTGCGCCTCGGTGTAGCCCAGATCCTCACGCGACTGCCGCAGCGGCACCAAGCCAATCGCGTACTTCTTCGTCGCCGCGTCGGCGACCTGCGCCACCGTCGGCGTGCTCGCGTCCCGCCAGATCGTCTCCAACTGCCGCAGCGCCGGATCCCAACTGCCCTCTTGGAACCGGCGCACCAGCCGCATCGCCTGCTCATGCGAACCGCCAAACGCACGCTGCTTACGCTCGGCCCGCTTCACCCACCGCGCCTCGGCGCTACGGATCGCGTCAGCCGACGCCGGATTGTCAGTGGTGAAGCCCAGGGCATGCGGGGGCAGGCCGGTGATCGAGACAACCAGCTTCGCGATCGCGTCGATCGTGGCATGAAAGTTCGACAGGTTCGCCGACTGGAACTCGAAAGGCTTGGCCGTCCCATCCGGGTCGGGCATGGTCAGCAGCCGGCCAAGCATCGCCTGCAGCGCGGTCAGCTTGTTCCCGGACACATCCTCCAGATCTTCGGGGCCCACACCAAAGATGGCCCTCAGCGGCAGGGCCACGAATTCCGCCGCCACCATCATGTCGGTGGCAATCTTGTTCGCGGCGTGCGCCAGCGGCAGGATCGGGGCGAACTCGGAGCTACCCCACCGGTCGGCTAGCCGGGACCGATTCACGATCGGCACCACCGGAACCTCGCCCAGTCCGTGCTCGTCACGATCGGTCTCCGACCACGCGGCCGACCCGGACAGGGCGATACCCGACGAGCCGTCCCGCTCGTAAAACACCGTCCGGTCCGGCAGGTACAGGGTCGCGTACTCCTCCCGAGACCTGACCATCGAATCGTGGTTGTCGACCCAACGGCGCAACGCCGCCCGCACCTTGCGGGTCCGCGGATCCACGTCCGCGAACACTTCCAGCGGCGATTCGAAGGTCATCAGCGGGGTGTCGGCGTCGCTCTCGTTCGTGCCCACCGCGATGTAGGAGCGTTTCATCACCAGCGCATCGACGTGCGCTAGCTGCGACTCTTCGTCGGCGTTGTTCTCCTGCCACACCCGCCACAAGTCATCGTCGGCCGAATCCGAGTTCGGCAGCCGGAAGCCCTCGATGTCGAGCCGCTCATCGAGCGAGTCGACGACCATCAGCGGCCAGGCGATGACAACCTGCGCGAGCCGGTCGCCGAGCTCCCGCAGGATCTCGGGGTGCATGTACGACCGCGGCGCCCGCAGCTCGTACTCGTCGTCCATCAGCTTCATGCGTGGACGCTCGAAGTCGTGCATCTGCGCCAGCCGGGTAACCCAACCCTGATCGTCGGTGGGAAGCGCCACGACGTGCCTCCCTTACCGCATGACGATGATCTTCCGGGTCTTCTTCGGCCACAACTTCGCGGCCGTGATGTCGCCAGCCGCCTCATGAACCAGGATCGAGGTGACCGCGAGGTCGATCTTCTGCATCTGCGACGGCTTCCCCAGCACATAGCGCTTGTTCGGCCGCGGTAGCTTCCTGGCGTTACGGACGTGGACCTTCGTGAAGTCGCACCCGTCGTGCTGGAATGCGGAATCCACCTTCGTCACATCGGTGAACAAGCGCTGAGCAGCTGCGTGCATCTGCACCAGCCGGTACGTCTCCCAGCGGATGACCCGCTTCTCCCCGTACTTCGCAGCCCACTCATCGCCCTCGGTTTTCCAGTCCGGCGGGTCGAAGTAGAACCGCACCACCTTCAACCGGTCCATCAGCTCGGCGACCGCCGCGGCGACCTCCAAGCGCGGCACCTGGCCGTTGTGCTGTGCCGGATTCCACACCGCCGGCAGCCGGTCCGGGCCGAACGTCGGTGTGAACTGGTAGCCGTCCTCGGTCTCCGCCCGGATCCCCGTCCAGTCATCGGTGTCCGACCCGTCCAGGCCGAGAGCCACCGCGGTACCGTCAGGGACCTCGCGCGTGCCCGCCCGGGCATCCCAGCGCTCGCCCTCCAGCCAGACACCGGCGCCGTAGACCATGCGGTTACCGAAGAACCGCTCCGCCTGAGGAGGGTCCTTCTCCAGCAGCTCGGCGGCCTCACCCTCGATCGAGTCGAGGTCCACATGCGTCGAGCCGGCGTAGACGTACCGGTGGATCTTTCGCCGCTCGGCCTTGACCGTGTACTTGAGACCCTTCGGCGGCGGCCGGTAGAACCGGAAGACATCCCGGGACGGCGACTCGAAAGTGCGCTGCGCCACGCTGTCCTCGGATGGGTCAAACGGGTTCGTCGTCTCGACCGTCCGGCCACCCATACCGGCCGCGCCGCGGCGCTGAGTTTCGGCGACCTTCCGCATCTTGTTCATGTCGTTGTACAGCCCCGTCTCATCCTGCAGCGGGAACGTGACCGGGTTACCCAGCCGCGACTGTGCATTGGACGTGACCACGTCGATCCTGCCCTCGGCGCCGATCCTGATGAAGCCCTCGCCGACCCGCATCATGTCGCCCAGCGGACCGAGCCGGATCATCGCCTGCAGCGGCACGTAGATGTTGTCCGTCTGAGCCTCGGACGTCGCCGTGATCTGAATCAGCGGAGTCGGCCACCGCATCCCCATTGGCTCGCCCGGCTGATACGGGTACTCCCACCCGCACCCGCATCCGTGATCGGAGCACGCGTACCCGTCGTCCTTGCCCGCCCAGCCGGCAAACAGCGTCGGCCCAGCACCCTCAGCCGCGACCAGGCTCGCCGACCACGGGCCTTTGCCCGTCTTCTGTGGCCCGATGATCTGCGACCGGCGGTTGTGGAACGCCGGGCCCAGGATCGGATCCTCCGGCCGCCACACCGCAGTCGGTTTGACCCGGTAGTGGTTGACCGTGCACCACAACTGCCAGTCGTAGAGCTCAAACGGCTGGCCCCGCCGGAATCGGTCCGGCTGAACGCAATGCGACTCGATCCAATCAGGGACTATCCAGAGCGTCGGGAAGTCGACGACGAACTCATCAGGCGCCATCGCCCGGCACGACCGTCAGCCGGTTGCGAGCCGACGTCCGCCTGACGGGCCGCGCCGGCTTCGGGCCGGACGGCGTGGCCACCGAGTCCGAACCGAGATGCCAGCGCAGAGACCGCATACCCGGAATCGTCAGACCCAGCGCATCAGCCATCTGCCGCACCAAAGTCCCAATCGACGCCGGAGCACCCGGCACCTCCACCTCAGCCAGCCGGCGCACATACAACGCCACCTGCAACTCCTGGCCGTACCGCTCCCACTGCGCAGCCTGCGGCTTACCCCACAACCCCGTCCACAGCTCCAACTCCCGCCCCGACGCGTCCATCAACGGCCAGTCCGGCGCCGGCCCGGGACGACCAGTCACCGACAGAACCGTCCACGACGGATCCGACGGCCGATCACGAGCCAACGCACCAGGATCAGGGGCCGGCCCGGAACGCGTCCGAGCACCACCACTAGTCATGATCAGTTCCCCTCAGCGCTCCTGGCGCATCCGGTAGGGCCGTCACTCCTGGTGACGGCAGAAGCCTTTGAACTCAGGCGACCGGACAGACACC